CTTGCACATAGACTTTATTAACGATGTAAAGGGATCGGGTATCTGGAATGTAGGCACAGGGCTTGCACACAGCTTCTTAGATATTGCAGAAGAGATCGCAGAGCAAGAGGGTGTAGAAATAGAGTTTGAACCTGTACCCGATGCAGAAAAAACCCGCTTTAGAACTAAAACTAAAGCAGATCTTAAACACTTAAAAGAAACTGTAGGTAAACGACAGTGGCTCAACGTCTTCGAGTTCCTTGCTAGATGATAATAAATATACTATCATCCGGGCAGAATTATGAACAAACGCGAACTTAAAGAGTTAGAACAACTATTAGATTTACACGATAAACAAATCCGTGAAAACTTTGTAAGAAATACAGATATGGGAATGGGCGCAGAACGTGTCGCTGACATTCCTGTAATTGAACAACCATTTGGAACTACACCTAGACGTCCTGCTAGACAAGGTGCTCGTCCTGCCCGTGGACATGAACAAGTTCCTCGCTATAAAGATCCTGAACTAGCAAACACAGAGAAGTTTGCTAAAGGACACTATGGAAATACAGATCCAGCCCAAGCATTAGAAAAGTGGATTGTTCATGCGTTAAAACATTCTGAAGAAAACGATAAAGCACAAAACGCTCAGATTTCAAAATTAAGTGCTCAAGTTAAACAACTCGCATCTAAACAAGGTGTGACGGAAGGCTTATTAGATCGTACAAAGCGCCAGCAGATAATTCATTACCTTGTTAAGAAGCACGGCTGGGAAGCAAATTACTTAGAGCTTGCTACTGATCACGAACTTATTAAATGGTATAAACAAACTCGCGACGGTCATAAGCCAATGGAAGAAAATTATCCAGTATGCGAGAATTGTGGCGGCAGACATGAACAAGAACTAGACGAGCGTGGAAAGACAAGCCGTGCTGTGTGTTTAAGTTCACGTTCAGATACTGACATCGGCGCAAGTGCCTTAGCCAGCTGTAAGAGTCAAGGACTACGTGCCCGCGACGGTAAGAAGTCGCACAAGCTAGGTAAGACATCTAAGAGCCGTGTTAAGATGGACGGACATAAGATCAAGGGTGCTAAGTACGGTGGACCACTTCCGGACTGGAGTGAAAGTGTTGAGTTCATGAGTGATGTCGGTAAGGCATTAATGGAATCATATGATCCACAAGTGCTTGCCATGCAAAAGGAATTAAAAGCAAAAGGCGCAGACTTAGGACCGTTTGGCCCTAATCAAGATGGCTTAGATGGCCGCCTGGGACCGTATACACGTCGTGCCGCACAAGCTAATCCAGACATAGCAAAAAAGTATCAGGAAGTCTTGAGTAAACCTGACTCAGTAAACGTTTCAGCAATCGATACAACAGTGATTCAGGATCCAGACTTCCAACAAAAACTACAAAAAGTTGCTAGCGCATTGGGCACAACTCCAGAGGCATTACTTGCTGTTATTAAACATGAGTCGGGCGGCAAGCCATATGCTGTTAATCCGTATTCTGGCGCAACTGGCTTAATTCAGTTTATGCCTGCTACTGCACAACGTTTAGGAACAAACGTACAAGATTTAAAACAAATGGATGCTGTTCAACAGTTAGACTTTGTTTACAAATACTACAAGATGACAGGTGTAGGCGATGGATCTGTAGGTGACTTATATGTTGCTACGTTTATGCCTAAGTACTTAGGTTATCCACCTAACACAGTATTAGGACAGCGTGGCGCAGGCGGCTTTGCTGGACAAGTATACGATCAGAACAAAGTGCTAGACAGAAACCAAGATGGTCAAATTACAATCGCTGACATAAAAAGTTCTGTCCAGAGATTTGCATAATAAATACCTACATGAATTTGTTAGGTAATTTATTAATAGCACCGCCAGCAGTTAAAAATAACTTTTGGAACAAGACTGTAATTTTCTTAACTGAGCATAGCACTCAATCAAGTACAGGTCTTGTTTTAAATAAAAGAAGTAATTTAACTATTAAAGAGTTCGGCAATCAACTAGGATACAATATAAACTATCCTGGTTATGTTTACATCGGCGGCCCTGTTAATAGTAAAAGCCTTTGTTTCCTTCACAGCCCGGAATGGTTTAGTACTAATACTTTACGTGTAAACAATAAGTTTAGTCTAAGTTCTGCAGAAGACATTATTCCTAGATTGAGTATCGGCGATGTTCCGCTCAAATGGAGATTGTTTATGGGAATGGCAGGTTGGGGGCCTGGACAACTTTTGGGCGAAATCAAAGGAACGCATCCGTGGACACACGAAAATAGCTGGTGCTTAACATCTTCATCGTACGACAATGTTTTTGAGCTAGATGGCAAAGATCAATGGTGTCAAGCCCTAGATCAAAGTGCCCAAGAGTTTGCTCAAAATGTCTTGTAGAAACTGACGTTTGGTACTATAATAAATACATTGCGTTATGTTACGCAGGTTGGGTCTGAAATCAACTTGAAGAAAAGAGGTTCAAAATGGCAGCTACACTACTGCTTAATGCTGACGGATTGCCTGTTAGCTACATGCCATTGAGTACTCTCTCTTGGGAGGACTCAATCAAGTACATGGTCTTGGATAAGGCTGATGTTCTCGCATATCACGAAAATTGGATTGTACGCTCAGCAAACTGGGAAACCCAAGTTCCTAGCGTTATGATGCTTCGTGAATACATGAAACCAAAGAGTGCTGTTCGCTTCAGCCGTTCTAACGTATACCTACGTGACGACGGTAAGTGCCAATATTGTGGTGATCATGTAGAACGCAAGGAATCTACGCTTGACCACGTGCATCCAGTATCAAAGGGTGGTAAGACCACTTGGGAAAATACTGTAACTGCATGTGCGCCATGTAACGCCGACAAAGCGGACAAAACCCATACCCACAAGCCTAAGATCAAACCTTACAAGCCTGATTACTATGAACTAGTAAATAAGCGTAAGAAAGAAGGTTTCGAATTAAGGTTTAAAGAATGGGCACAATTCATCGCATAAAGAAAGCACTTTGGTTTAGTCTAGGTATTATATTCTTAGGAATAGCGTACCTAGGCACATTTGTTCCGGGATTGCCCTGGAGTACACCTAGTTTATTAGCCGCTTGGTGCTTTAGTAAAAGCAGTGAACGGTTTCATAACTACATGCTTAATCACAAGATATTCGGCCCGTTTATTAAGAACTGGCGTGATGGTCGTGTGATTCCAAAGTATGCGTTCTTAGCGATGTTCCTGAGCATGGACGGCAGTCTAATCATCATGTGGTATAAGACCCATAACTTGCTTGTAGTAGGCAGTATGGGCTTGTTCTTTGCTTTAATCTTGCTATGGGCAAGCAGATATCCTAGTTCAAAAGAAGAAGCAGAACGCCGTAAAGAAGCTGGCGAAAAGATAGGTTGGTTTGGAAATAAGTTCTAATAAATACACATTATGAACGAGAATCCAAATGACTATCCAGTATATCCAGAAGACGACGGTTACGATACTCCAAAAAACCCTTACAGCCCTGTATGACGGGTTAGCCCGCCTTGGATGCGGATTAGCAGGACTCCCATATGAAGGTAACTGAAGTATTAGCAGAGCTATTTGACAAACAAGCCATTCCGTTAGCTTGGAAAAAGTCAAACGGCGTCACAATGGCATTCGGAGAATTAGCACATTCTGATCCAAATGATCAGCGTGACTTAGACATCCGTTTCTTTGATAAAGGCAACGGAATAGTTGAACTAGAATTCTCAATTGACAATAAGTTTTCAGTAACAGGTCGTGGAAATGCTAACGTAGTATTTGCTACAGTTATTCAAGCAGTTAAACAATTTGTTTCCGAACATCCTAATGTTCATACTATTATATTCTCAGCAAGTGAACTTAGTCGTGCTAGAATGTACGATACATTAGCTAAACGTATCAGTAGAGAAGTAGGTTGGCATATTGTTCCCCATGAAGAAGTAGTAAAGAATCCCCAGTTTAGTGATTTGGGGGGCTTTGGTTTTGTGATACAAAAAGGTCAAGCACCTGCTCACAGACAAGCCGCTCAAAAGACACAGCATGAAAAGTTTAAACCAGTTTGGTATGTATATAGTTTAGAAGATCCTAATGCTCCTGTAGTTAAAGTAACTGGAGGCAAGGGGTATGAAGCAGAAACATTTGTACATAGAACAGTTCCTGAGTACAAGAACTTAGATACTATGGGAACATTTTCCGGACATGCACCACCATCGGGTAAGACGAATATCATCGATGCTGGAGAAATTAAACTCCCACCTAAGCCTCAACCAAGACAAATGAATTCGTTAGAAAAAGCACTACATGATAAACTGAACGGACCTGCAAGATGAGAGCAGAAGAATTTGTAAAGAAACAAGGCACACCTAAAGTCTACTTAGATATGGACGGAGTTCTCTGTGACTTCTTTGCCGAGTACGCTAAGTTAGCAGGCATTAAGAATGGCAACTACAGAGATATCCCTCCTGCTAAAACAGATCCTACATTAAACAAAATGGTAGGCACAGACTTCTTTGCTCGCTTGCCAGAGTTCCCAACTACACAAAGTTTAGTAAGCATGACTGTTAAAGCATTTGGTGGATACAGT